AATTATATTTTTAAACTGACCTCTATTAAATCCTGCAGGAGAGAACCAAGTATCTCTATTGAGATCAGTTCTTACCATACAACCAGCTGTATCAGCATTACCTGGAACATATATGTTTACATCATTAAACTTATCAAATTGGAATTTCCATCCACTATCCATTACAACAAATGAACTTGAAGATAAGCTGTTTCTAAATGCAACTATATCATTAACTTCTTTACCAGCATGTGATGCGTTATTAACAACATCACCTCTTTCTGGAGATACTGTTAATACACAATCTCTTCTAAGATCTACAATGTTACCTATATTATGTTCAGTAACTGCTGAATTTCTAGCTCCATTAATTAGAATACTAATATCAACTTCATCTTTATTTTTAAATAAATCATAACCTTTAATATAATCTGTATCTCTTGGAGCTCCTCCATCTCTACCATAAATTAAACTATCAGTAGTTGGGAGTGGTCTACCTGAGAATGAAGTACTTGCTACACTACCTACTCCAGTATGACCAGTATCATGTGCAGCCCAGAAAATGTATTGAGATCTTTGATTTATAACATTTTTATAGAATGTAGTAGATCCATCTTCTCCTTTTGCATTTGATGCTTTACTTAAATTAGAGTATCTTTCTAATACAACATTTTTGGATCCTGTCCATTCTCCATCTTCATCAACAACAACAGCGTGTAATTCATCATTAGCACCACCTGCTGTATTTGCAAAAGCTGAAGTTCCAGGAGCAGCATCAAAAAAATTATGATATTCCCATCTTCTTTCTACTGTAGCAGCAGAAGCATTGTGAGCTGCATTGCTTAAAAACGCATTAGTTGTATTTCCTGTATATTTTTCTTCTAATGTTAATACACTATTGTTACTAACTGAGGCAACTCTTCTTAATTCTTGATCTGGACCTAGAACTAAAATATCACCAACTCTAATCTCTGAACTAAATGCAGTTGCTGATACACCAGCACCATTAGCTCCTGTTGCAACACCAGTTACAGTTTTGGATCCATTTGTTGCTGTTACGTTACCTGATAATGTTGAAGTAAATGCATTAGCACTACCACAAACACTAACTTTTAAACTATTTCCTAAAACACCAGGGAATCTTCCTATAAAATTACCAACTCCAGATATTCCAGTTGAATAATTTTCTTCATAATCATCTAAACTTCTTACAAATGTTGTTTGAGTATTTGCAGCGTTTGCAATAGAGTTTTGAGCATGAGTAGCTCCAGAAGCTCTATTTACTACTCTAACTAAAAATAATTGGTTACCATAAGCTAGAAAGTTTCCAGCTGTTGCGAAATCTACTTGTGTATTAGACGTTAATGGTTTTTGAAAATTCTCTACTACCTCATCTTCAGACGTAACTAAAACTCTTTCTTCTACTGGTCCCCATCTAAAATGACCTACAAAACCAGCTTCCGTTGTCGAGACAGCAGGAATAACAGTTGTAAGATCTATTTCAGATACATTAACACCTGGTGATACTTGAAATGCCATTTAATTCTCCTAGGTTATACTATTTTATCTTACGATTTATCAATTATTTATAATTTTTGTTTTTTATATGAATTTGTCAGTTTTGATGTTTACCCACCTATCACTCTCATTTGTAAACAAATCTGGCTCACCTGGATCTTCTTTTGAACCGTCATCAATAAAACCAAATGGTAACATTTGATCCTCAATCAATTTCATCTTCTCATTATATAGTTTTTCTCTAATATCAGTATCAGTTATTTCTTTAAAATAATCTTGTCTAACTATCCAACTAAACAATACAGTACACATTACTAAATCATCATGCATACCTTCTTCTGCTTCATAGCTACTTCCTCTTCCAACAAAGCCACTTAACTCACTTATAAGATCAAAATCTTCAATAATTATCTTATCATTCTCAATTAAATCTTTTAAATTACTACAACCAATTCTTTTAACTTGTTTAGTTGTTTTTACACCTATAGTTCTCTTTTGACCTCCAAAACCACCACTTACTTGTTGTCCAGCTCTACCTTTATGGACTGTAACCATTAAGTTTTCATAAGTTAAATCATTATGTAATATATCAACAACTTGTTGACCTATATCGTTTGTCTCAACTAAAATAAATGCTTCATTATATGACATTCCAACATTATGAATAGTTGTTGGATATAACATTGGACTTATATTTTTATCTCTAAAAGTAGCAACAACTTTATAAGGAAATTTAGTTACATCAAATACTAAAAATGCACTATAATCTAAACCAACTCCTCTTGCAGTATCAACTGTCATTACATAAACTCTATCTTTTTGTGGTTCTTCATAAATTGTAAGATTTCCAACTTTTCTTACAGGATATTTAAATCTCATAGCCCTTAATTTAGAAGGACTAATTAATGTATTCATAGATCCTATAAACTCACATTCAAACTCTTGTCTAAATTGATCTTCGCTAGTATTGCTAATAGTTTCACTTTTCCATTTCTCATCTCTACCTGGTATTTGGTTCCAAGTAACTTCTATAGGTTTATATTGGTTTTTCTTATCTATAGCATCTGACCATAGCTTATAGAAATGGTTTAAACCATTAGGTGTACTAACAATTATTACTTTTGTTGTTTCACCAGATGATATTGTAGGATATACAGAAGCAAAGAAGTTTTCTGCTATATTATTACTAACAAAAGCAAACTCATCTAAGAATATTAAATTATAAGATCCACCTCTTATAGCACTACTACTTGTTGCACTAGCTATAATTTTGGATCCGTTTTCAAGTTCTATATTACCTTTATTCCAAACTACTATACCTTGTTGTAACCATTTTGGTAAATGTTCATAAGCTAATTGAATTTTTCCTAACAAATCTCTAGCTAATGATCCTTTGTTTGCTAATATAGCTATACTTTGTTGATCATGAAAAAGTATTAACCATAACATATATGCTGTTACAGTTGTACTTTTACCAGATTGTCTTGGAAGTTTATTAATTACAAATCTAGAAGATTGAAAGGCATTAACCATTTCATTTTGGAAATCATATAATTTAAATGGAACTAATCCTTTATCAACATTAACTATTTGTATATATTCTTGTATAAAATAAACTGGATCCTTTGCACATTTAATATACTCTTCTATTTGTTCTTTAGTATATTGTACATTTACATTACTTCTTTTAAGGTTAGGATTACCTAAGTAATTTTCATTCATTGTTATTACGTTTATTAATCATCTTTTGAAGCTCACTTGTATTACCAACAAACAAAGCATTAGTAACATTTTGAGGCTGATCAGGAATATCTTTCTTAATAACTTTTACTTTTTTTTGTATCTCTAATAAATCTTTATTTGTATCACTTAGTGTTTTTACTAGTTGACTTACAACTTCAAATGCTCTAGGATGTTGTGTTTGTGCAGCAACATCAACTAATGTATTTAACGCATCTGATCCTTTTTCAATTATATTATAAAGGTTTTCCCTTGCATACTTAAAGTCAGTGTCAACTGTTTCTTCTTTATTGTCAACAGTTATAATGGATTTTTTATCGTTGACTTCTTCAATCTTTTCTGGTAGATTAAAAATGTCTTCCATATTTTTTTCAAAAGTTGTACTCATTATTCTTCTCCATCTAAATCAGTATCAAAGTTTACTATAAATCCAAAGTTATCATTAGCTCCAATGTTATCAATATTAATACTTGATGCTGCACTACTTGTTGGTGTTCCGTTAGCAGTCAATCCTGGAGTTATAGTTATTCTCTCAAGTTTTGGTTCTGTTGCTAATGAAGTATTAGCTGAGTCTGTAATATCAATAATAGTTCTTTTGATAAGTCCAGTTCTTTTAACAGGACCGTAAATATAACCTTTAACTAAAAAATCTAAATTATAAACTAAACTTCTTCTTGTCTCAAAATCACCTTCATATGCATCTTCAACTGTAACGCCTTGTAATACTGTTGGTATATCGTGTGTTATGTTCATTTCAGGAATAAGTTTTAATGAAGTTGTCCAATCAGGAGTAAAGAAAGGAAGTATCTGTTCTAATATTTGAACTCCATCATCAGCATTCTTTACAAACACACTTAAGTTAAAGTTAAAGTCATAAGGCACAGGGCTAAACACTGTTTTAATCTCGTTATTACTACCTGTAGCACCTTGTATCTGTACTCTGCGTTGTGTACTACTTAATTTACGTTCTGGTGAATATTGCATGCCTGACATTTCAAAACCCATGCGTGGTAAATTTACTTGAGTCTTTTTTGTAAGCTCGGGATCTTGATTTATTCTAACTAAAAACTTTTCTTTTGGTCCATATGCTATAGGAACATTTAAACTTTGGATCCTAACACCACTTTTGTTAAATCTTTGTACAACTATATCGTTGAATAATGTACCAAACATTACCACATATCTTCTTATAATCTGATTGTAAAACTGATGTCCAAACATTAGAACCTATCTACCTCACTAAATGGATTTCTTTCACTAAAGTCAATAATGCTATCTCCTTGTGCTTCAAAGAACTCATTATTAGCAGCTGCATCAGTTGTTTCAACTCTATGTTCTTGTAAAATAAAGTCACCATCTTCATTTTTCATAAATGTTCCGTCTTCAAGTTTAAACTGATGTGCTAATGTATCTAATGATAATCTATCTTCAATACTATCGATTTGTGTATTGCCAGTAGCAAACTCCTCACTACTATATTTAAATAATTCACATCTAAGATCATAACTTTGTAATCTACCATTTTGATAAAATATTTGCTCGTGCTCAACAAATTTGATCTCAAATAATTTATTAACTAAAGGAAAAAATACAAGATCACCTTCTAAAGGTCTTTCGCTTGTAATACTATAATTATTAACTCCAACTGTACCTGTTTCTAAAATTATACTTCCAGTATTACTAGCAGCAGTATTTGATAAAAATTGTCTTGATGGTGCTTGTGTATTAGCAGACTCAAATACATAATTGTATCCAACTTCTGTTGCTAATTTTTCACTTTTTATTTGATCGAATCTTTTTCTTGCTACTGTTAATGTAAGTTGATCGTTTATTTGTAAACCAAACTTACTCATAAAGTCACCTTCACCTTCAAAACCTTCTACATTACGAACATACATTTCAACATCAGCAGCAACATTAAACTTTGATAATTTATCTTCACCAAATAAATTATCCTCATCAACTATAACTCTAGGAATATATTTTACATTATGACCATATATCTTTATTGACTCTATTGTTAAGTCTTCTATTAGGTCTTGTTCTCTTGGATAATTAAAATTATTAAAGTATTGGTTGGTGGCCATACTAGCCCTCCATATCCATCACAGGTAAGCTATAACTTGATATTACTTCTTCTTCTAATCTTCTTTGTTCTTCTGTAGCTTCTTCCCATATTTTTTGACCGTTAAAAGTTATACCACCTGGAAGTTGCATACCTTCATACTTTTTTATATTCTCACCCCATTGTCTTTTTATAAGACAAGTTGCATATCTTCTTAACCACCAGTCGTTCCACAAATCTGTATGAACATCTGGATCAACAACAGCATAACCATCTAATATTATAAACTGTCCAACTATTAAGTCTTCACCTTCTATATCAATATTTACTATATTTTTATGTCTGTTAAATCTTATTGGTTGACTTCCAACAAATATTTCTTCTAATGATTCAATATGCCTCATAGCGGTAACATACGGAAGATATCC